CGGCCCAACGTTCTTGGTAGCCGAATACGTCATTGTCGACAGAAGTGCCCTGTGCGAAAATTTCTTTGTTGAGGACACTTTGTTCGCCGAGGTGAGAGAGTGCAGGCCAATAGAAGTCGAAACGACTTCTGCGGGAGAACATTCTCGGAATTCCGTTCTGATAAGTCAAATCGGCTCTGACCATACAGAGGCCGATAATGAGCGTGTGTTCCGTGAACGATTTGGTAAAACCATCGTTAGATACGGCAACCGTACCGAAGGCGGCTAAATTGCCTTGCGGAGTTGTTGTGGCATCGGTGTTTGATGTTTGCGGAACAGGTGTTACGTTTACTTGTGACGAACTACCCCCGAGAAATTCGGGGCGTTGGAGCCGTGCGTCTGGACTTGTGACGGCGAAATGGCTCTTGATTAGTTCGGTATAGCGGGTACCCCCTCTTGCGTCCCTCTCTAGGAGTTTCTGGATTTGAAAGGTCTGTCTAAGGGAATTGATAGTACCCGCTGTGGCTTGAGATAAATCGGCATAAATTTCCGGATCACCGAAAGTACCTGTACCTTTTATACTCCATTGATCATAACTGGCACCTCCCCATACATTAGAATAATGGGGATAATTTACCGTAGCTCCACCAGTTTCTAGCAAACTACCATTTGTATAATTAAACTGGTCATTTGTTAATTTACCAATACCTTTAACAGGAGCGAGATCGCCTAACGGAAGCTCTACACCCGGGCCTTTCTGGGGCCACGGGAGACATGACGTAAAGTAGTCATGACGTTTATTACGTTTGAGGAGAGGATAAAAAGTATGCAAGTCCGGGCCGTCACCTACAGGTACGGCAATCGGGTCTTGTAAATTTTGGTCACGAAAAAATTCGTTCCAACATAATGCGTAAGCCCTGTGCCATAGACATGACACGGTGATCGCGGCGACCCCGGTCGGCAATCCGAAATAATCGGATAAGGAACCGACACCGAAGCCAGAACCCGGAGCGACCATCTGCGGAACTAAGAAGTCCGTGCTGTCCTCGGGGGCTTTTTGTTCACCCATCATTTTGACGAAGTTTTCCCATACAAGACGATAGGGAACAGCAAAATAGAAGGTTTCTAGAAACAGGTTATCCATAAACGGGGTAATAGGGGTCGCCATACGAGCGAACATTGTAGCTTTGACGTTAAAGCTGTCGCCGGGTAGGGCCTCATCGACGTAGAAGGGAATAAGAAACCCTGCGTCGAAGGTCGTTTTATAACCGTGTGTACGGTCAAACGTACTACGGGGAATCTCGGCTTGAGGAACCTCGCTGAATTTGTGGGTCATTACGCTTTTCATGGCTTTTTTACCTCTCTTTTTTTTGAGTTGGTGTCACCTGGCATATTATAGATCTAGTAATAATAATATGCCGTGCGCCCCCCCCGGGGCTTTTTCCGGGGGTAGGCGCTTTGAAATACCGCTGTTATTTGGTTTCTTTGGCCTCTGGCTGTGCATTAGAAGGGTTTTCAGCCTTTGGCTGAGTTTGCGGCGCCTCAGGCGCCGTGGCTTTTAAAGAGGGCCGTTTTAGGCCCATTTCGACGGCTTCAGCGTCGTTTTTTGCGTCTGCTAGGAACGCAACGAGATTTTCGAGATTATTCTCGAATTTATCTCTGATTTTTGAGGGAAGAAGCATGAATTCTTCTTCCGCTTTTGCTATGCGGCATTTGCTTTCGTAAATGCCTGTTACGTTAGAGAAATCCCCATAAAAGGGCTTTCTGTTACGGGGAATAGAAGGGTCAACAATGTGACCTGTTTGAACATATTTCCCCATGATGATGTTGATGTCAGCTTCATCTTTGAAGCTTTGTTTTGCTTTAGTTGGTGAGAATTGAGAAATTCCCGGAATTAAATCGAATAGGAATCGGCCTCTAATTCTTTGACGGCGTTGCAGTATCGGTAACGGCGGGCATTTTTCTTTGGTCATTTTGGGCCTCTTTTAATTTTGTGGTGAATTCGATTGCATTATTTAGATGTTCCGGGTGTGGAAGGCCGGCGAAGCGGCCTGTGGTATCGTCATATTCGCCGAGATAGAAGAGTTGATAATCCTCGGGATAACGATACATGTTGGTCTGCGGATCCCCGCAGGCTGTCATAAAGGCTCGAATAGCTTCGCCTTTGTGAGTGAAGAGGAACGGGTTTCCGTAGAATTGTGCTTTGAGGTCGTAGACTGCGAAGAGTTTGCGTTTCATGCGTTTTTTGTCCTTTTGTTTTTGTTTGTTTTTTTGGTTTGATTTTTTTGAGTTGGTTGGAGCAGTTTTAATGCTATGAATACCTCTCGCAGGTCAGCATCGACCTCTGCTAAGGTGTCTTTCGCTAAATGCGTGTACTTTAGCGTTTGAGATGCGTGCCGTAGGCAATTAATCGCATACGGAATTATTTTAACACGTTCCATCTTCGAAACTCCTTTTTAGTTTGCCGAGTTGAATTGCTTTGCACTCGGCCATGCGTGCTAAATCGGTTTCAGATGTTTTATTAACGGCGTGATATTGCTCACGCTTTAATTGAATCTTAAGGAAATCTTCCGAGTTTGTCACGCTATATTTTTTGTCGAAGTATTTTGGAACTTTCATTTTTCGTTTATTTGGCAATACAACGAAGTCATCTGGATAGATATCTTTTTTGAATTTTTCTAGCCATGCCGCGCCGATACCCGGCTTGAGCGACATGGCGTTAAATTCTGGAACTTTTTTATAATAGATCATTTTTGCACGTAGGCCAGAGAGTTTTTTTAGAATGTATCTTGCGGTATACGCTACGCTTTGCCATGTGAGTGACCCAACTGTTGTAAAGCCAAAAGACTTAAAGTTTTTGCCTTTGCCTGTGCCCCAGAGCCGATGTAAATCGGACGTTACATAAAGGGGGCCGGCCGGAGTTTGTTTGTATACGATTTTATTTTCTTTTGGAAAATCGAAGTTGAATAGACAAACATGATAATGAGGTCTTGATTTTTTTAAACCATATTCGCCGCAGGCAAAATACCGAATGGTATTTTGCGGATAAGCTCGGCGAAGTCTTTTTAGGAATAATTGCAGATGGCGACGAACAAGAGTTCCGTCTTTTGGTAGGAAATTAGGGCTATACGTTAGAGTGATAAAACAATTGTTTTGATAAAGTGTAGCTTCAAGAATACAACGAGTAGCCCACTGACGAGTTCGATCAATTCTACAACCATCGCATTTTCCACATGGAAGTTTTAGGTCTTCCGCAGGTACGCCGGGGTGCTTGAAGACTATAAAGTCTTTCCCGTTTTCCGTCTTTTTTGACGGATGCACCCAGGCAGAGTTTGGATAGTAGCAGGTCATAGGGCTAGGGCGTCCCCTACCCTATGTTACAGGCGAATCCCGCCACGCATGGGACGGCAATTCCCTGTATTTTCTTTGCGTGTTCGACCTGCGGTTTTTGAGAAATAGCGTTTATCGCCGCTACCGTTACGGCGGCGATTACTTTTGTTCGTTGCTGAAATATCTTTCTGAAACATAATTACTCCTTTCTAGGTTTCGATATTTGCGTATTTTAAATCGCTTGCCCGTAGATCTCTATATGAACGCTTCCCGCGGGCTGAATTTGCGATAGCGTCAACGCCTTTTTTGAGAAGTCCTCCGCTAAGTTGTCCGAAGATTGAGCCTGCAGAATTAACATAGGGGAGAACTCCATCGGCGAGCATTTTGGCTTTGAGTGCGAATTGCCCAAGTCCAGAGAGAGTGATGTCCCTAAGATTTTTTTTAATATCTGCATCGGCTTGTGCTCCTTGAGTTAACGCTTTGTTAAGTGCTACGCTTTGAGCCGCACTTGCTATTTCCATGCCTCGGATTTTTGTTCCTTCGTGCGGATTTTGCATTACGGGCATAGCGCCCGTTGGAGTTGACGCTCCAGAGTATCGAGCAGATAGCACGGGATTGAGGCCTGCGGCCCGAAGATCCGTAACCTCCCTCTGGTGAGCAGTATTGCTCATACGCTCTTGAAAGGCCATTTGTTCTTGAGCAAGTTTATAGTTCATTTCGTTGGCTTGCTTTGCGCCTTTGTAGGACATAGCGGAATTAAATATATCTCCGCCTAGTCCAAATAGTCCTGCTAATCCCGCTCCGTCAACCATATAGGCTCCTTTCTGATTAGAATCGGGTCCGGGGAGTATTTCCCAGAGGAAATCTCCCTGAACCCGATAAGAATCTCGTCTTTAGAAATGGTCGATATAACCCGGTACGCTGTAAACGGGCATCGGCCTGGCTGTTTTGCTTTGGATATAGCTGTCGAAGATGAAATGTGGTTCATCTTGAACGGCGATAACACGGGCAATGGGTGGATTTTCACTGATGAATTCCTCGTTTAAAGTTGGCAAGGTATCGAACTTTTGGGACAAGTGCCAAATATCGAGACTTTGCGGGTCTGTTGAACGAAGTTTACCTGTAATTTTGCTCGGGTAATATCTGTATTCGGCCCATCGTTCTTGATAGCCGAATACGTCATTGTCGACAGAAGTGCCCTGTGCGAAAATTTCTTTGTTAAGGACGCTTTGTTCTCCGAGATGAGAGAGTGCGGGCCAGTAGAAGTCGAAACGACTTCTGCGGGAGAACATTCTCGGGATTCCGTTCTGATATGTCAAGTCGGCTCTGACCATGCAGAGACCGAGAATGAGCGTATGTTCCGTGAACGATTTGGTAAAACCATCGTTCGATACCGCAACCGTACCAAAGGCGGCTAAATTGCCTTGCGGAGTTGTTGTTGCATCGGTGTTTGATGTTTGCGGAACAGGTGTTACATTTACTTGTGACGAACTACCCCCGAGAAATTCGGGGCGTTGGAGCCGTGCGTCTGGACTTGTAACGGCGAAATGGCTCTTGACTAGTTCGGTGTAACGAGTACCGCCCCGGGCATCTCTTTCCAAAAGTTTTTGAATTTGGAAAGACTGACGAAGGCTATTTATCGTTCCGGCAGTAGCGTCCGCAAGGTCTGCATACACGCCTGGATAAGTAAGATTATTATCGTCCGCTTTCATGATTATATTTGCTGCAGGAGAAGTGTGAGGCCACGTCTGCGTAGTTGTTTCGCCCGTTTCACGGACATTTGAAGCATTAGAAGTAAAAGCATTGTCACTACCAATGCCTTTTACAGGTGCAAGTTGTCCTAACGGTAACTCGACACCTGGCCCCTTCTGGGGCCAGGGAAGACATGACGTAAAATAGTCATGACGTTTATTGCGTTTAAGGAGAGGGTAAAAGGTATGCAAGTCCGGGCCGTCCGTCAAAGGAACGGCGATAGGGTCTTGCAAGTTTTGGTCACGAAAAAATTCGTTCCAACAGAGTGCGTATGCCCTGTGCCATAGACATGACACGGAAATCGCGGCGACCCCAGTCGGCAATCCGAAATAATCGGATAATGAACCGACACCGAAGCCAGAACCCGGAGCGACCATCTGCGGGACTAAGAAGTCCGTGCTGTCGTCAGGGGCTTTTTGTTCACCCATCATTTTGACGAAGTTTTCCCATACGAGACGATAGGGAACGGCAAAATAGAAGGTTTCGAGAAATAGATTGTCCATAAACGGGGTGATAGGGGTCGCCAAACGGGCGAACATTGTAGCTTTGACGTTAAAGCTGTCGCCGGGTAGGGCCTCATCGACGTAGAAGGGAATAAGAAACCCTGCGTCGAAGGTCGTTTTATAACCGTGTGTACGGTCAAACGTACTACGGGGAATCTCGGCTTGAGGAACCTCGCTGAATTTATGGGTCATTACGCTTTTCATGGCTTTTTTACCTCT